AATTACTGAATTAAGAACATGTGATAGATTAGAAAACAATTCTCAAATAATAGCAATATAAAAAATCAATATTAGATATGTATAAGTAATATATGATATGTGTTTTTTTATTTTTTACTATTATTATAAAAAATGATTGAGAGATATAATATAAGAAAATCAATTAAGTTGCTATATTATAATCTAAAATATAATGGATAGTATTATTGATGTATGCGGAAAACACGCATTATTTCACAAAGTAAAAAACGCAGAATTTACAGGTGTTTATGATAAAATGACTTATGATTTAACTCATAATCTTGTGGGTGATAACTATAATCACTCTATTTGCAATTATCACTTTTTCATTAGATATGGAAATAAAATCTATATGGATGTAAAAGGTATTGGAGATATTGTTATTTCATTTACTGAACTTATGGATAATAAGTATTGGAAATATTACTATGATATATCGCTTATGCTTACAAATGATACAGACAAGAATTTGGTTATTCAATACCATAAGTATGGCAGTGAATATCTTAGTGAACAGATATATGACGAACCGAGGTTATGGTCATTTAATACAGCCTATATAGAAACCAGTATGAATTCAAAAAACACATGTGTAAAGAATTATGGCAACTTATGCTATTATAAGATAAATCCGTATGATTTAGTTAATAAAGAATACACTTCTCGCGAAGATCTTGATATTTTTCAGAGAAACTACAAAATAATGATGCCTGATATAAAAAATGATGCTTTCGATATCATTGTTGATTATAAGACACTTATTATAAAGAATGAAATTGATGAAATGGAAAAAGAACTTGATAAACTTTCTATAATGTTTGAAGATAAAAAAAATGTAATTAACCTTAATGCTTTAAATAATATAATAAATATAAATTATGATATTTTAACAATTATTTATAATAATATTGTTAGCACAGAAGGTAATAAAAAGTACATTCAATATATTAATATAGAAACAAATACATGTAAAAATAGATTAGATACAATATTGCAAATAATGGCAGTTAATGTATAATTGGGTTATGAATATGTATTATTTTTTATAAAAAATATGTTCTATTTTATTTTTAATAATTTAAAAAATGATTACAATTTTTTAATTTTAGGACAGAGATATACAGATTTGCCAAAGTTTAAATTGAGTATATCTCCACCGCCATCCACCGTCTCCAACAGCGAACGACAGCGAACGACAGCAAACGACAGCGAACGACAGCCAATAATTAACAATGAGTGTAACTAACCATATAATCGCAAATACTGAATGTACTGGTGTGTTTTGTCAGGAAAAATATGTAGCTTATTCATATCGTTATAATGTGCCTAATTCTAAGGTATATCGCAATGGAATAATAGGTGATTATCATCTCTTTCTCCGCAGTGGTGATAAGGTTTATATGGAAGTTAGAAATGTTGGAGAGATTGTTATTCCATATGCTAAACTTATGAAAAATAAATATTGGAAGTTTTACTATGAATTGTCGCTTCTTCTCACAAAAGATAAGCACAAAATTATAAAGAATGATAAGTTTAACAAAGCATATGACGAGATTTATGAATATACAGGAAATAGGATATGGTCATTTGAAACCTCCTATATTGATTGTATAAAACAAACCTACAATAAATTCTACAAGATAATTCCAAATGGGAATGTAGGCTATTATAAAATTAATCCATTTGACTTTGAGAAAATGGAATACACCTCAGAGCAAAGACTAAAACAATTTCAACAAATATATATTTGTCGTAGTGATGTAAGAATGGGGTATTTTCTAAATAGATCAGTGATATACAAGAATATTGTGATGGAGTATTTGTTAAATGATATGGAAAAAGAACTTGAAGAACTTTTAGCTTTCTTTGAAAATAAAAAATATATCCTTAATCTGGCAACTCTAAATGGTAAATATTGTATGAATGATGATATATTAACAATAATCTATAATATTGTTAGTATTGGTAGTAAATATGAGTATATCAACAGCAACAAAAATAGCAATGTACTATTATTAGAAACATAACCATAAATAACAAAAAATTATATGATATGTATTATATATGTATATATTTTTTATTTTGAGTTAGCAAGATAAATTTGTTCTAATTCATTTTTATAATTTAAAAAAATGATTAATAATCCTTTTTCTATTAATAAAGCATATATATTACAGATTTATTACTCCATTGCTAATAAATCAAATATATATACAAAGAAGCAATAGCAAAAACTGCTAAACAACTAACAAGCAAACGACAATGAATGACGCCACAAGCACTTACTTCACTATCGCGAATACTGAATGTACCGGTGTGTTTTGCCAGCGAATATGTGAATTGCAACCATATCATAATGCACCTAACTATATATCATATCAAGGCGATTATCATATATTTGCCAAATACGAAGACAAAGTCTATATGGAAGTTAGGAATGTTGGCGAGATTATGATTTCATTTGCAGAACTTCAAAAAAACAAATATTGGAAATACTACTATTACCTGTCACTTATGCTTACAAATAATAAACACAAAGTGATAAAGAATAATACATTTAATAAATTATATAATCAGATATATAGATATACAGAAGATAGGGTGTGGTCATTCAAAACTGCTTATATTGATCAAAGCGATATGAAAAACTTTAAGATAAAACAATGCGAAAATGTATGCTATTACAAAATAAACCCATTTAACTTGGAGAAGATGGAATACTCCACCAAAAAAGAACTAGAAGTCTTTGAACTGGGCTATATGAATGGTCTTGAAAGGGTTAAAAATTTTCTACATAGGTCGGTGATTTACAAGAATATCGCATTAGAGTATCAAGTGTCAAAAATGGAAAAAAAGATTGATGAACTTTCAGTGTTTTTTGAGGATAAAAAAAATGTCATTAATCTTGTAGCAACATTTAATGTAAATGATGAAATAAATAATGATATATTAATGATTATCTATAATAATCTTGTTGGTGTTGATAGACAAAAAAAATATAAGCAGATTATTACTGAATTAGGAACACACAATCAATTAGAAAGTATTGCTGAGATATTATCTATCTAAATATTATAAGAGTTATATGTTTTATATTTTTATTCTATATAATCTAACCATTCATTTATAATATTATCTATATAACCTCTTTCTTGTAGTTCATTTTTAACTAACTCTTTATGTTTTTCTATTGTATAATTATCTCCTAATTGTTCTTTTATTATTATAATTATATTCCCTATTTGTTGGTTATCAGAAATATTAATTTTAACTAAATCACTTAAACCATTCAGGCAATTTACTAATCTTGTAATTCTTCCTGTAAAACATTTACATTCTGAATCTAACATTTCAATATTTAATATTTTTTTAATTTCATCTTTGGTTTCTAAATTATTTATAGTTATCCAACAATGACATAATAATTCTTTAAAATTTAATAGTAAAACAGAATGAAAATCTAAATTAGAAGAATATTCTAATAATAATTCTTTACACTTATCTGTTAAAATACTATCATTTAAAATTTCATTCATAATGTTATCTTCATTAATAATGAAAATTTGCTGCATAATATTATTAATACTATTATTTACTGATTCTTGTATTGAATGATTATGTATATTTTGGGAATCATTATATACTTGTAATTTATCTGTATTTTTACTTCTATTTAAAAATCTAATAACTTGCGGAGGAATGTATTCAATTTCATTATTTTCATAATCAAATCTGTATAAATTTCTACATCTAATAATAGAAATTGGTATATTATTAATTTTATTTTCAAATAAATATAATTCTTCTAAATTAGTTAAATATTGTATTTCATTTGGTATAATTTTAATTTTATTATAATTTAGAGAAAATATTTTTAAATTAGTTAAATATTTAATTTCATTAGGTATAATTTCAATATTATTATAATTTAAAAATAATTTTATTAAATAACTTAAATATTGTAATTCACTTGGTATAATTTCAATTCTATTATTATTTAAATATAATTCTTGTAAATTAGTTAAATATTGTAATTCACTTGGTATAATTTCAATATTATTACTACTTAATATTAAGTTTTGTAAATTAGTTAAATATTGAATTTCACTTGGTATTATACTTGGTATAACCGTTATATTATTATAACCTGAATGTAATCTTTGTAAATTAGTTAAATATCTTATTTCTTTAGGTATAATTTCAATTTTATTAGAATATAATTCTAATTGTTGTAAATTAATTAAATATTGAAATCCATTTGGTATAATTTCAATTTTATTATCAGATAAATATAATTTGTATAAATTAGTTAAATATTGAATTTCATTTGGTATAATTTCAATTTTATTTTCAGGTAAATCTAAAATTTTTAAATTAGTTAAATATCTTATTTCTTTAGGTATAATTTCAATTTTATTAGTAAATAATCTTAAAATTTGTAATTTAGTTAAATATTGTAATTCACTTGGTATAATTTCAATTCTATTATTATTTAAATATAATTCTTGTAAATTATTTAAATATTGTATTTCATTTGGTATAATTTCAATATTATTAACACCTAAATTTATTTCTTGTAAATTAGTTAAATTTTCTATTTCATTTGGTATAGCTTTAATATTATTTACACATAAATCTAATTTTTCTAAATTAGTTAAAAATTTAAATTCACTTGGTATTATATTAATATTATTATTACTTAAACATAATTTTTTTAAATTAGTTAAATATTGTAATTCACTTGGTATAATTTTTATTTTATTATAATTTATATTTAATTCTTGTAAATTAGTTAAATATTGTATTTCATTTGGTATAATTTCAATTTTATTAAAAAGTAAATATAATGATTTTAAATTAGTTAAATATTGAATTTCACTTGGAATAATTTTAGTTTTATTACTATTTAAAACTAATTCATGTAAATTTGTTAAACAACGGATTTCACCTGGTATAATTTCAATATTATTATCACAAAAATGTATTTGATTATTTTTATTATTTAATATTATTGAAATTAAATTATCCATTTAAATATATAATAATTATTTTCTAATTTTTTATATAATAAATATGTTCTGATTTTTTTTTATATTTAAAAATATGATTTAGACTTCTAAATATAAAAATAGATATACAGATTTATCACGTACTAGATAAATAAGTATTACGATTAGCAAAAAAAACAAGCAAAGCACATCCTAAAAAAGAGCAATATGAATAGCGTAATAAAAGCCAGTACCAAAAGTGCCTTTCATACCTTTAATAATATGGAATTTACAGGAGTTTTTGATACAATGATTAATAATGATTTCACATCTCAAAGCAAATATCATCTTTTCATCAAATATGGAGACAAGGTATATATGGAAGTTAAGGATGTTGGTGAGATTGTTATTTCATTTGTGGAACTTCAAAATAATAAGTATTGGAAATATTATTATGAGTTATCAATTATGCTAACTAACAATAAAAATCTGGTTATTCAAGACCTTAAATATAGTAGTGAATACAATGATTGTCAATTATATGAAGAAGAAAGGTTCTGGTCTATTGATACGGCTTCTATTGAGAATAATATTCACATTAATAAATTGATGGTAATTAATTATGATGATAATTGCTATTACAAAATTAACCCATATGAATTAGAGAATATGGAATATACATCTATTGAAGGTTTAAATAATTTTCAAATGATTTATATGACAAGAGATGAGTTTAAATATAATATAATTGAAAATATATTAGCTACTTACTACAATTTAGTGGTTAACTATAAAGCAAGTTTAATGGAAAAAAATGTTGAAGAACTTGCTGATATTCTTCAGCAACTATAAGATATCTATGAATATATCGTAATATATATTATATATTTTTTATTTTTAATTAGTATTATTATTGTTGTTATCATAAATATGTTATAATTTAATTTTAATATTTAAATAATTGATTATAAATTTACAAATTTATAAACAGAGATATACAGATTTGTCATATAACCAGATAAATCAAGTATATATTACAGACGCACAAGCAAATAATCAATCCAATTAAGATCCAAGTCTTTTGTCGTGTTTAATAGTAATTACTATGAATAGCACAATCAATGAGATCAACAATCGCGCTTATCATACAGTAGCAAATGCCGAATTCACATGTGCGTTTGATAGGATGGTTTTCAATAGTATTATTAATATTAGCGATTATCACTTATTTATTAAATATGGAGACAAGGTCTATATTGAGGTTAAAAATGTAGGTGAAATTGTTGTATCATTAAAGCATGTTCAAAATAATAAACATTTGAAATATTATTATGACTTATCGCATATGCTTACAAATAATAAAAATTTAGTTATTCAAGATCTAAATTATAATGATAATACACATAGAATATATAAAGAGCAAAGGCAATGGTCTATTGATACTGCTTTTATTGAGCTTAGTATGGTTACAAAAATTAATAAGGTGATTAATGATGAAAATATTTGCTATTATAAGATTAACCCATATGATTTGGAGAATATGGCATATACATCATATGATGAGTTAGAAAATTTTGAACAAAATTATATGAAAAGATGTGAGTTCAGAAATAATGTTTTTGATAAAGTGTGTGTTATAAATAATAACCTTGTTATTGATTACCTCGCAAGTTTGATTGAAAAAGAGATTAATGAACTTTCTATAATATTTGAAGATAAAAAAAATATTATTAATCTTGCTGCTCTTTATGATAAAGATAATATGAATAGCGACTTACTAATGGTTATGTATAATAACCTTGTAAGCGATAATGGATACAAAAAATATAGACCTTATATAGCAAAATTTGAAAAATGTAATAGATTAGAAATTACGGCACAGATATTATCTGCTTAAATACTTAAATTATTTGTGTGTGTATATAATATTTAAATGTTAGTATATTTTTATATTTTTTTAAATTTGTTTAATTAATATTATATAATAAAAATAAGTAATTAGAAGTATAGTTATATAAATACTTGAAAAAATTTGCTCTGAAATTAAATTATTAATATAAAAAATGACAATTTATCTATCATTAACTTAATTAAAGCCACCGCCGACTCCTGCTCCGCAACCTGTGCAGCACACGTTGATTAGCTTACTTGCTTTCCTGGTACAACTTGTTCGCTGGTACAAAAGTGCTGAAAGACACACAATAGCGACTATGTCTCCAAGATGGATGATGGACCCAGAATTTGAGGTTGATGGATTTGAGTATTATAACTCAGATGATGAAGAAGATGACCGTATTTACAACTCAAAATATGGATATAATAGCTCTATATATATGGGTGATAGATTCATCCGTACCATATATATTGGCTATACAGACTGTGATGGCGACTACGATGATTTATATGATTATTAAAAATAAAAAGGTATGTGGATATTTGTATATTATATAATATGTGTTATATATTTTTTATATTTTAATATTCTCTCCCAAGTGCTTTTAATATCTTTTGAGTTTTTTCGTGTTCTGCTTTACTAAACGCATTACTATATTCTTCTTGATCTTTTTTTGCTTTTTTCATTTCTCTTTCATATATTCTTTCTTTTTCTGAAATTTGTATAGGACCTTCATTTATTGTAAATATAGCCGGATTTGCTGATAATCTTTTCCAATTTATTTCCCTTTCTGGCCCTTCTGGACCCTTTGGATGCCATCCAGCAATATGTTCATTCATCTGTTCCATACGTATTCTATCAATTATTAAATTAATCGCATTTGGATTACCTGATAAAAGATCCCAATTTATATTATTACTTTTATCTCTACCATCAACGATATCATATTTTTTACGATCTAATAAACGAATAGCATATATATTTGTATTACCTGATAAAATATTCCAATTTATTTTATTATAATTGTTTTCTAAAAAATTGATTGCACTTGGATTAGCTGATAATTTATCCCAATTTATATTATTCCTTTCATCTGAGCTTGGCATAAACATAGTATATTTATCATATGATTTATCTAATTCTTCTTTTTTTTTTGTTAATAAAGGAATAGCTTTTATGTTTCCTGATAAAATATCCCAATTTAGTTTTTTTGATTTTGTTTTAGCTGTATATACAGCTTCTAATATTTTAATTGCTTCTGGATTTTCACATAATGCATCCCAATTTAATTTTCCTGATTTTGGATGATTATCATATTCTTTTTGTAATATTTCAATTGCTTTTGGATTTTTACATAAAGCTGACCAAACAAGTTTGTTTGGAGTTTTTTCATATTCTGCTAACAATATTTTAATTGCTTTCTGGTTTTCGCATAATACATTCCAATCTATATTGTTTGATTTTGGATTATTATCATATTCTTTTTGTAATATTTTAATTGCTTTCTGGTTTTCACATAAAGCAGACCATTCAAGTTTGTTTGGATTTTTTTTATATTCTTTTTGTAATATTTTAATTGCGTTTGGATTTTTACATAAAGAAGACCATACAAGTTTGTTTGGAGTTTTTTCATATTCAGCTGTTAATATTTCAATAGCGTTCTTATTTGCTGATAATCCTTCCCAATTAAGAAAATGCTCAGTAGTAGGATCATTAGGGTCAATATTATCATATATGGTTTTTAAATAAGGTATTACTTTTTCACTTTTATTATTTGCTAAATTATGATAAAACATTAATAATTTTTCTGGATCATGACTAATCCTATTTAATAAATTTGGTATGAATTGATATATATTAGGATTCAGTGCTAAATTTACAGCATTATTTGTAAATTTTTGACTTTCAAATGGTATTATTTTTTGTAATTCATTTACTAAATTATACTCAATTAGTTCATAGTATTTTTTTAAAATCATATCTGTTGTATCAATTAATTTATCTTTAAATTCTGGATTTGCAAGAAATGGTAATGTCATTTCTTTTACATATTTAGTTTTTATACTTTGTGAGCCACTACTTTTTGAACTACTACTTTGCGAGCCACTACTTTTTGAACTACTACTTTTTGAACTATTATTTTTTGAACTATTATTTTTTGAACTACTACTTTTATTCATACTTTCTAATAATATTATAATATATTATTTATCCTATCTTTTTTATGAAATATGTTCAAATTTAAATAATATTATTTAAAAAATGATTATTATTAATATTTTAATATATTAAAGGATAAATATTGTTATATCAAAACTTGTTAATTATATCAAGTTAACTTTTGTTTTTCAAAGGAAATCGCAAGCCAAGCAAATCTCATAAGAGAAGAAACTTTTCATATAATATACAAAAATGCTTAAATATACATATCACTATATCAAAGATATGGAGTTTTCTGGTGTATTTGATGCAAGTTTTAATTATAAAAAAAATGGAAATAATATTATATATCTCAAATATTTCTTATTTATTAAGTATGGTGATTTAATATACATTGATATTAAAAATGTTGGAAGTATAATTATACCCTTTAATGAACTAATGAAACACAAGTATTTAAAAATGTATTACGAATTATCCATTATGCTTATAGATAATAAACATCAAATAATAGAAAAAGTAAGCAATGATTACCATTATAAAGGACAATATAAGAAGAAAATATACAATGAAGAAAGAGATTGGTTTATAGATAGTGCATATTTCATAGAAGACTTCTCAACAAAAATAAAAAAGGTTGAAACTGGAAAATATTACCACTTTTATGATATAAATCCACATGATTTGAGAAACATGGATGTTTCTAATTCAAAAGATATTAAAACATTTTACAATGTTTTATATATTCGTTATGGATATGAACATGGAATAATTTTCAAAGATTTAATTGAACAATATATAAATTTACTACTTGAATATAATATCAAATTAATAGAGGGGAAGGTTGAAGAGCTATCAGCAAGTCAGGAAGATAATAAAAATATTATCAACCTAATTGAGCTTAATAATAAAAAAGGTATGAATATAGATATATTCTGCTTATTATATAATACTGTTATTAGCGAAAAAGGAAAAATGAAATATGCTAATTTTATGAAATAATAAACTAACTCTTATGGAAGATAAGAATTACGAATAATATATATATTTTTTTAATATTAATATATAAAGATATTATCTATAATAATATAAAAAGACATCATTTATTTTATAATTATATAAATATGCCTATAAATTTTGATTTAGAAAGTTTAAGAAAAGAACACGAATGTGTAAATTATTTTGAAACAGGATTATATGATCCACGTTGTGGTGTTTCAATTAGAAATGCACTATCATGTGGATTTGAAAAAGTATTTTGTATTGAGTTAAGAGAGGATTGGGTAGAACTCGGGAATGAAGTATTAAAAGATTATATTAATACAAATAGACTTAAATTATATTTAGATGATAGTGCTAATATGAAAAAATATGTTAATGATGATAATTTTAAAAATAAAACAATATTTTTTCTTGATGCTCATATTGATGGTGCTTTTACATCACATCAAACTAATTATAAATTTAGATGTCCTTTATTTGAAGAATTAGAAGCGATTAAAAGCATTCAAAGAAATGATAATATAATATTAATTGATGATTTAAGAATAATTAGAACTTTATTCCCTTGGGGTGAAGGAAGTTATGGTAATATTGATTTTATTGAAAAAATTAAAAGCATTATATTAACAATTAATAAAGATTATAAATTTGATACATTAAATGGTGAAATAGAAGATGATGTTTTAATAGCTTATATACCCTTAAATAAACTTCATATTGAATAATACTACTGTACATATTTTGAATTTTAGATATATTATTAAATATATATAATGATTAACTAAAAAATGATTAAATTTTAATTATTAAATTCAAAAAGAATTAACAATGGAACTTTCTGGTTTTACTATTATGTCTAAAAATTTTAAAAATGGTAAAGCTACTTATTTTAAGAGCTTGATATTTATCAAATTTGATAATAAGATATATATTGAAGTTTCAAATGCTCCACCATTATTTGTAATTTTATCATTTGATGAACTTATGAAACATGAGCAATTAAAGGTTTATTATAAATTATCTCTTGTTGCTATTGGAAAGCCGAATATTGATCCTTGTTATTATGGAAGCAAAAATCCTGATTATATCCCTAAAAAGTATGAAAAAGATCATGATATATATATAGATACGATATATATTGTAAAAGATAACTTAACAGGAACAGAGGAAGCAAAGAAAGGTAATTGTTATCAAGCAATTAATCTTAAAAAATTGAAAAATATGAAAGTTTCCACAAAAGAAAAAATAGATGAGTTTTTCATTAATTACAATAAAAAATACGAGTTTGAGAAAGAAAACTTTGAAAAAAAAGCAACTGTTTATACTGCTCTTGTAAATGTTTTATAGACTTATAGTTTATAAGTACAAAATATATTGGAATATATAATATTTATTTTTTAATATATGAATTTTATTCTATTATAAAATATTTTTTAATTATAAAACAATAATATATATGTCATCATACTTAGATATGTTGCCCGATGATATTATAACTCATATATACAAAATGCTATATAAATCTATTCTAAATGATATGAAGAAAGATACTACATATATTAATATACCAATCTTCAATAAATTACTTGAAATAACTATAAATCCATATGTAGATAATTTAAATTATTATGATTTTGTTGTCAGTTCTTGTATTGACAATATTGTTGAAAAATATAGATGTTATGAATATGACTATAATGAAGATAATTGTTATAATTCATTATTATATAATTCATCGTTATATTATAAATCATATTATATTAAACCATTAGATATTGATATAAATAAAATAGAATTGTCTAATTTTTATATATATAATCTATACAAAAATGATGATAATGGTATTTTGATTTTTAACAATACTTATTTTACTGATAAAAATTTAAAAGGTATTATTAAAAAAGCAAATAGAAATGGATTTATTTTAGAAAAGACTGAGTCATTTAGATGTTTAGCAGAATTATTATATTATATAATAGATTTTTATGACTTTTTAAAGCAAATTTTATATATTAATATTAATTTTATTGAGCAAATAAGTGATATATTACACTTATCAAGTGAAAAAATAAAAGAACGCAATTTTTTAATTGATGTTTTTAACTTTCATATTAATCATAGGTATATAGAAGAATTGATTTATGATATTAATAATAAATGCGTTAACCCACAATTAGAATAAATTAGTTATATTTTATTGTTAATAATATAAAAATTGATTAATATGTTTAGATAAATAATTACGGCCACGTCAAATATGTCAGCTGAATGCAACCTGGCCGCTTCTCAATATGTTCCTCGTACATCCAACAATTTGGAATTTTCAGGGTTCTATTATCATCATAATAGAAACCCTTACTATTTCTTGTTTATTAAGAAAGATAAAAAAATATATATTGAATGGATTAATGAACACACAAAAAATAATAAGTATATTGATGATATTGTTATGTCATTTGATGATATGGCAAAAAATGAATGTCTTAAAAAATATTATGATATGTCTTTAATGTTAGCAAAAAATACTAAAACCATTTATTATGATACATCTGGTATTAATTCAAAACAGTTAATTACAACATATGATACTGATAGTGAAGAAGATACTGATTGTGAAGATGTTATTAAAAAAACGGTAAACATTAGACATTGGTGTATTAGTAGTGATTTTGTTTGGAAAAATTTACGCGTTTCTAAAACAACTGAATTAAATTGTTATTATAATATTGACCCATTTACATTTGAGTATAATATTAATACAGAAAAAGAAATAAATGGTTTTATGAGATCAATTAATTCATTTGCGAAATATAGTGGTATTAGTAGTATTGTTGAAAATGAGATAATCGCTGATTATCAGAATAAAAATGTGTAAAAATTACATGAAATGTCTTTCAGATAATCGCAATGGTGCATCAGTTTTTAGTAATTGTAAAGGAGGATTTATTATTGGTAAATCAGATTTATTTTGTTTGATACTATAATCAAATATCTGATTATTATCACTTGTAATATCATTCCCTGTTAAATTAGCACTATATATTTCATCTAATTCCGGATCAAAATTAGAATTATTTGGATTTCCTAATTTATTATCATCGCCACTAATAATATCTTTATGAAAATCAACATTATCTATATTATATGTATAATTAATATTATCTGTTTTTTTATATTTTCCTAATTCATTGTATATTTTATTATGATCATCATTAATATTATTTTTTTTTAATGTATTAACATTATTGACATTATTAATACTATCTACACGTCTTGTGTTTATAACTTGCTTTTGCTGTATATTATAATAAAATATAACTAATAATAATCCTATAAAAACAAAAAATACAAGATAATACCCGTCATATTTCATAATAATTATTAATTTTAATTCTTTACTATAATATTATAATATTATTATTCATTATCTTCATCTTCAATAAACATTATTTTCTTTTTAATAGTGTCATTATCATCATTATTATCATTGTATTCACATTCTATTTTTTCATTATCAACATAAAATGATACATTATATTTATTACTATTGTAGAATTTTAATCTTGATGCACCTTTCCTTTTAAATATTGAGAAATCATCATATATATCAATACATAATGGAATATATTTCCGCTTTTCTGGTATTTCTCTTAGAATACGTCCAATAGATTGCTGAATATCTGAAATTGGACTTGCGAATATTATTGTATTTAATGATGGAACATTAAAACCCTCTGACGCAAGTTGATATGTTGCGAGAATTATTTGTTTTTCTGATGATATAGAGAGATCATTTTGCTTCATACCACCAACATAAAATCCATAATTACTATTAGCAATATTATTTTCAATAATATATTGTTCAATATCCTTTAATTGATTTCTGCGTTCACTTAATATTAGTACACGTCTATCGGGTTCTTTACTTAAAATATCTTTTAATAAGAAAATTATATATTCTGTTCTTGGTTTAAATGAACAAATATTATTGATCATACCAGCACCATTTTCTTTCCCATTCCACATTAGTTTGACAGTTGAATAATCAATATGTGTTTCAAAATATTTATGGACTTGTACAATAACATCGCATAACTCTTTATTTTTCAAAGTATATACAGATTTTCCTATATAATATTCAAATACACGACGCATCCCATCTTTTCTATTTAATGTTGCTGATAATCCTAAAATTATTGGATTATTTAATTTTTGGAATGCTCTGCTAAATACTTGTGCTCCTGTATGATGTACTTCATCAATAATTACAAAGCCAATATCATCAAATATCCCAATATCATAGTCTCTCATCGCAAGAGATTGTAATGAAGCAATTATAAAATCTTTTCCTACAACATCAACCTTATTTTGCTTGATAATGCCAACTTTTGCGTCAGGGGCAAATAATTTAACAGTTTCTATAAATTGTTGGTTTAAAAAATCTTTATGACTTATAAACATTGTTTTTTTTTTCAATTGACAAGCAATATATAGACTCATAATAGTTTTACCAAATCCGCATGGTACAGATATAATTCCACCCATTTTAAGCGGATCACGTGCTGCTTTTAAAAAGTTATTAATAGGTTCTTGTTGTGTTTCTCTTAAACTGCCAATAAAATTAACATTTATATCTTGACCGCTTGATAATTTACATAATGAAGGAGCACCATATTTTTGTAATCCATAATATCTTGGGATATATATTCTTTTTTCATTCTCTGTATATAATTGAAATGTCAAATCATCTACTGATAATTTATTTTTTGATTTTCCAATATCAAAATTAACTTTTGGAATCATCGTTAAATCTTTTCTTATACTTTCCAATTTATATTCATCTAATTCTGATTTTAAAATTCCATACCCATTTTTAGATAATATTGAAAACATTAATAGTTATATTTATGTATTAATACATATATATATAAGTGTCATTTTTTTATATGGATTATATAGATAAGTATTAAAAAAGAATGATTATTATTTATTCTTTGAGAGTTTTAGCATTAATATTACTTGTTGTAATATTTATTATTAAAGAAATACCTTTTAAAAATTTATTCAAAGATGTAATGATACAATTTTATTTAGCATTAACATGTATATTATTATTATTAGTTGTTGATAATATATTTGGCTTTATATTATCAATATGTCTATTATCATTATATTTTAGAATATATACAAGCGAACTCAATATTTTAAATAATAATACTAAATATGATAATGTTAGTGTTAATAATAATAACGATAACAATACTAATAACGATGTAATTAATGACAAATGTGTAATGAATATTGATTATGTTAATATTGATAAAAAATTAACATTAGAAATAAATAATGGTAATGGTACAAGTTGCTTAGTTCCATATATTACAGAAGAAAATCTTCTTGCTGCTCAATCAAATGTATTTAATCCGGAAGGATATAATAAAGAATTTTATGGTATAGATAAAGGTATATATAAAGAAGATGTATATGGTTCTCAGGGATTAGATAATAAAAATATACATGTTCGTGGTTATGATGTTAATAATTCACATTTAGGCACTTTGCAATATGATATATTGTAAATAAAAAAATATAGGTTATAATTAAGAGATTATTAAATTATGATTGAAATTTTTGTTTCAAATAGCGAGAATGACCAAATTGTAGAAAAAATATTTACTCTTCTTGGGTATTCTATTCTAACATTATTTATATGTGGTATATTATTATGGGCATATTATATCAATGAAAAAAATAAACATTTTTTCGTATCTATGTTTTCACTTTTTATGTTATTTTATGCTTTAATTATTATTAGTATTGTAGTTATTAATAAAAATAATTATGATACTTTAACTTATACTATATTATTTGGTATAACAATTTTTGTAATATTTTTAACATTTTTTATAAGCATATTTTTCCTTTTAAAATGTTTTAACTTTTTTTCATATCAAAATGTAAAAACAAATATTTACGCAGATCCATATAATATAGATAATAGAATTTCTTAATTATATTTATATGTAATCAAAAAAGGATAATATATATATAATTGAAAATAATGATAATGATTTTATATATATATCAAAATTATTTAAATTATCATGTAAATAATCTGGCAATTTTTCATATACAGTATTAATAATTCCAGAATGATATATTATCAATGATATTATAACTAATATCAAACTTTTTTTTGCGACATCTATATCTATATACGAAGCAATATTATCATATTTAGTTGTATTTCTATAATTATAATTTATAGGTTGTTGTTGTTGATATGGTTGATGCGTTTGTTGTTGATATATAGGTAGTGGTGGCATTTGCGAAGATGGAGGTTGCTGTGATTTTGAATGTTTAGACATCATTAATTCTTCTTGAAATTCATTTAGAACATCTTGTACAATTGGATCATTCATATCATTAGTTTCTGATATATTTGTTTGTGGTGTTTTTAAAGGTAATGTATTTATAGGTGTTGACATTATTATAATTCTATCTATTGATATATAATATTTTCAATATAAATTATATTACGCAAATATATATATATATATCTTTGTAAAAAAAAAATAATATAATTAGAAGCAATATGAAAAAAAAATTTATAATTACTGATAGTTCGCCTCCTAAGCAGGAACATAAATCACCTCCTAAACAGGCACATAAATCACCTCCTAAACAGGCACATAAATCACCTCCTAAACAGGCACATAAATCACCTCCTAAACAGGCACATAAATCACCTCCTAAACAGGTACATAAATCACCTCCTAAGAATGTAAGACTAACAAATACAAAATTTATAATAGAAGATACTCTTTCTCCTCGGAAACATACAAGACTAACAAATACAAAATTTATAATAGAAGATATTATTTCACCAGCAACTACATCTAACCAATGTTGCTCATGTCGTCGCGATAGAAACATGCGTGTAAATACAGATTGTGTTTGGTGTCAATTTCAAAATCATCTTGATAAATGTGTTGATCAAAAAGTGCCTAGTAATATTGTGCGTAAACAACACAAACGAAAATAATATATCTAACGCAAATAATATATCTTAATATTAAGTTGATGAAAATATTTTTTCTAAAAATCCAGGAACACTAATTATATTATCAGGTGTTTTATTTATATCATATGGCTCCAATGGTTTATCTTTATCATTACATTTAACAGGATAAGATTTATACTTATAACATGTATCTTCAAGATTAAATGTATTTTCTTCTATATCTTTAATTTCTGGTGCTGAATATATAACACAATTATCTTTACATATACGTCTAAATAGCAACGCAAGTGCGAGACCAAATAAAGCACTCACAATTATTTGTCCGGTACTATCATAAAACAATCTGTCTATTGTTACTCTTAAACCGGTCATTTCTTTTACAGATCCTTTTTTTATCATCAGTATATATTATTTATCTATTCTAATCTATAAAAATTTAAAAAAATAAGTATATATTATATTATAGGTTGCGTTAATGATGTTTCTTTACATTTAACTTCTTCCGCACTATATTTATAGCATTGTCTATTATGATCCATATATATTATTTTATTCGCATTATAAGGTGTAGGATATTTAATAATATTTCTTATAGGAGGTGAAGAAATATATACATATATAATACCTAATAAAAACGCAAAAGCAAAGCTTAACCAATTCATTTTAAATATTTTATCATCTTTAATATTTTTAACCATTAATATCTCCTATTTAATTGCCTATTTTATATTTTCATTTAGGTTTATAATTAACATCTTTAATACATCTATTTGTTTTTTTATTTAATATTTTACCTTCTGGGCATTCTTTTTCTTTATCTACCTTAGCTTTATCTACCTTGGGTTTATCTGCCTTAGGTTTATCTACCGTTGGTTTATCTGCCTTAGGTTTATCTACCTTAGGTTTATCTACCTTAGGTTTATCTGCCTTAGGTTTATCTGCCTTAGGTTTATCTACCTTAGGTTTATCAGCTTTTGTGGGGTCTTTTACACATTTTTTAGTTATAGGGTTTAATATTTTATCTAATAGACATACATTAATGTTTACATTGTTATTAGAAGAATCCACAACTTTTTCAATTAAGTTTATTTGTTCATATGTATATATATCAGGTATGTTTTTATAATCAGTATTTTTATATTTTAAATATTCATATAAAGTATCCAATGTTTTAGTTTCCTTAAATATATTATATAATTCATTTTTTTTATTTAAATAAGCTGTATAATTATAATCATTTAATTCTCTTGCACTTTTATATTTTTCTTCATATTTTAATTTTTTTTGCGTTATTATATTAGTTTCATCAACTTTGTATTTAAAATAATCATCAATTTGTTTTTTAATTACATCTAATTTTAGCATATTAGAGTTATTTAAAACATCTTTATTTTTGCTATAAGTATTTTTGTCATATATATTAATATTTAGAATGTTTTTTTCAATATCTTTTAATATATCCATTTACTAATATTAAGGATATAAATAAAACGTTAATGTAATAAAATGTCTTCAAACATACCTTTATAAAATGTTTGAAGACTTTCTTCAGGTTTTAATTGTTCTTCATAAATACTTCTAGGTATATATTTAACTATAACTTTGTCTTTTTTACATACAGATTTATTATTATAATATCCTTGTATAACTAATATAGACCCTATAAATAATAAAAATATTGCTATTGCTTTCATTTCTTAATATTAAGAAATAAGAAAAAATATTAGATTTTAATGTTATTGAAATTATTGAATGCCAAGTTTTTGTGAACTCCAAGCATCAATTTGTTCAATGCTATCTTTAATTTCTGATAGTTCAATAGTTTTATTTGGCAAAGTGTCAGGTTCAGTTGAAGAAACAACTGATGGATTAACTGAAGGATCAGTGGAAGGATCGGTAGAAGGATCGGTAGAAGGATCAGTGGAAGGATCGGTAGAAGGATCAGTAGAAAGAGCAACTGTTGAATTAGCAGAATTAAATAGTGATGATTTTCTATTTTCAAAAACAACATCTTTGTCATCCATGTTCTTTTTGTACTCTTTCATTAGAGTATTTAGTTGTGTTTCAGCGTATTCTTGATTTTCAAGACATTCGGGATTTGGTGACCAAGGACACCAACATCCTACTTGTGCGATATAAATATTAAACTTGTTATCAATACGCTTGATAAATTCACTACGATTTTTAGCTTCTTCAAGAGAATCAAATACTCCTCTTACTTTAATACCTCTTATAGATGTAATAAAGTTATTATCACGATGATAAGATGATTCAAGATCTTGATTATTAGTAGATTTAAAAAATCCGTATTGTTCACTCATATCTACCGGATTAAAAATATATGAATTATTTTCTTTGACAGAATCAACAAAATCTTTTGAATCACTGTATTTAGCTGAAATACCATCTAATAGTGTAGTCATGTCATTACTAAACTTAGTAATGAATTTATTAAACATATATGCTTCTTTATTAACTAAAACATCCTCGGGGCTTAAAAAAGAAAGTAGAACATAATTTTGTCCTCTAATTGGTTTATCTTCATCCAGATAATCAACTTCTTTTACGCTTGTTACATTTGTAGCGCTTCTTGCGCTGATATTTACATTAGTACTTTCTGTTTCTGACATTATAATATCTTTTCTAATAATATAATATATTATTAATCTTATATATTTTTATAAGAAGGTAAAGCATATTCTAATAATTATAATATGATAACCTAAAAAAAATTTTATATTATTATAATAGTATAATAAATAATAATATAAATGGAATATTCCGTTGATTTTTGGGATGTTATTATAAGACTACTTAAATACGCATTTGAAGGTCTTATAGTTGCTTTTGTTGCTCTTATATTACCTAATAATAAATTAGATTGGAGTGAAATATGGATGTTGGCATTAACAGCAGCATGTACATTCTCTGTTCTTGATTTATTATCTCCTACTGTTTCATCAGGTGCAAGACAAGGTGTTGGATTAGGTGCTGGATTTAGAATGGTAGGCTTTCCTAATGGATTTTAAGATAATATCATAATATTATTATAATGAAGGTATTATTTCGTAATTAAGTTCTAAACATATTTTTTTCCATATTTGGTCTTGAACGTATAGCTTTTCTCTACTTTTTAAAAGTGGGAAATATTTAAGATATTCGTGTAAACCTAATATTTGAAAAAATTTATATAATACATAACTATATGACAAAAAGTTCTTTCTATCCTTCGGGCAATGTTTTAAAAATGGTGCTTGAATATTTCTAAACATATTACATAATTTATCTTCAAGCTCTTGACTGAATTGAGGAGTAGGTATTCCATTAATTCTATTGATAATATAATTAATATGTTCATAATATTTGTTTATTCGTAGACGTTTGAGTATATCGCGCATTTTATTATAAGTAATTGTTTTAGTATCAGCAATCTTTTCTTTCTTTATTTCGGTTAAAATCTTTTCAAATATTTCATCAGGAATATCTGTACTTTCCTTGCCTTGAACTTGATTACACCATTCTCTAAAATGATTAATACGCTTATAACTGAAATGTGAGGTATCCTTTGTATTCTGTTTTAATATAGGTCTATTTTGCTCTACAAGAAGCAATTCTTGATAACCACAAATATCACATATAATTATAGCATCATGTTGTAAGCACGTCATTTGATTTTTACAATTTTTACATATCTCTATATCTTCTTCTTCAACATTTCTAACATATTTTTTATTTATTATAGACATGTATTTATCAACAAGAGAACTTTTATCTATTACATTATCCTTTACACTATTTGAATATTCATAAGTAGGTATTTGTGTATTACTTACATCATTTGAATTGCTTATATCATTTATATTGCTATAATTTTTCTTATTATCGCTAATTAAATTATTATCTACTATGTTTAAATTATTTAGAGCATCTAATACATTTATTGTTGTTGCTGAAACAGAAGAGCGCTTTTTCTTAGAATCATTTTTATATATCTTGGGTTGTCTACTTAACAATTCACTTGAAGATATACATATACCATTAGATATAGAAGGATGTGTATTACTTATATTTGACTGTTTTTCAACCGTATCATAATATTGAAACAATATATAACTTGTATTTTTATAATACTCAACTTCGCTATATGTTTCTAATTCTTTAATATTATTCTTAAGTTCAATAATTTTTTCTCTTATACTAATATTACTACTCCATAAATTATTTATATACTCCTTATCTCGTATATTCTTATTATTTTCAATATTTTCCATTATAAGATTTGATTGAAATTCAAAATCACATAATAATATTTTGTAGATTTCCTTATCTTTATTTGTAAGCTCAAATTTTTTTATAATATTATTATGCATAGCATCTAATGTAAAAACCTCATTATTATCAGATATATATTTTTTTTTTGATGATTTTTCTTTGAACATCTTTATAATAGAATTATTAATATTAATTTTTATATAATAAATATTATACATACATTTAATTCATATTTTTTTCTCCTCTAATAGTATAAAGAATATAGCGTAAATGGGTGGTGGTCTTCTTCAATTAGTAGCTTATGGAGCACAGGATGTTTATTTAACTGGTAATCCTCAAATTACCTTCTTCAAGATTGTATATCGTCGTCATACTAATTTCGCCGTTGAAGCTATTCAACAAACATTTAATGGAACACCCGGATACGGACAAAGTGTAACTTGTCAAATATCGCGCAACGGTGATTTAATTAATCGCGTTTATCTTCAAGTAAAATTACCTAAGATAGATGATGCTGGTTTAGGAGGTACTCCTGAATCTAGTGGAGTAAGATATGTAAATTATATAGGTCTGCGTATTATTAAATCTGTTACTATTGAAATTGGTGGACAACAAATAGATAAACATTATTCTGATTGGTTATATATTTGGAATGAACTTTCTTTACCCCTTGGAAAGCGCTATGGATATGATACTATGGTTGGTGCGGACAAAGATATAACATCATTTAATGGTGCTAATCTTAATATTCCATTAGAATTTTGGTTTTGCCGAAATGTTGGTCTTGCTCTTCCTCTAATAGCTCTTCAATATCATGAAGTAAAAATAAATATTCAATTTGAATCAAAAGAAAATTGTATGATAAATTTCTCAACAACCCTTACAACAAATGAAGGAGGGCTTAATTCTACACAATTAGGTTATGCTGCTGATATTAAAGAGACTTATTTATGGGTTGATTATATTTTCCTTGACACTGATGAACGCCGCCGCTTTGCTCAATTATCTCATGAATATTTAATTGAACAACTTCAATTTACCGGCCAAGAAAGTCTTACAATTGGCACTAATCGCATTAAACTCAACTTTAATCACCCTTGTAAAGAATTAATTTGGGTTGCTAAACCAAGCAATTATAGAAAAAAATCAGCTTGGTATAATTATACAGATTATGATTCTGCAGATGCTACTCCAGTTAATCGTGGTAATTATCCGCAAAACGCAACATTATTTTCAAGTTCAAATTATATTGTTGGAGTTAATTTAAGTACTTCCTCTGGAACACCATTTGCGGATGCTATACTACAATTAAATGGCAATGATCGTTTTAGTGTTCGCGAAGCAACATATTTTACATATGTTCAACCTTATCAACATCATACATGCATACCTTCTAATCCGGGTATACATGTATATTCGTTCGCACTTAAACCAGAAGAACAACAACCAAGTGGAACTTTAAATATGTCTCGTATTGATACCGCTACACTTATGCTTAATACTAAAAAAGAATCACTTCTTACAAACAGTAGTGGTACCGAAACTACTAAATTTGATGGTGTTAATATATACGCTGTTAATTATAATGTTCTACGCATATTATCAGGAATGGGTGGTTTAGCTTATTCTAATTAATATATTATTTATATTATATTGTTTAATATATTAATATGTGTATTAATCCTTTTTTTTTTCTCCTCTAATAGTATAAAGAATATAGCGTAAATGGGTGGTGGTCTTCTTCAATTAGTAGCTTATGGAGCACAGGATGTTTATTTAACTGGTAATCCTCAAATTACCTTTTTCAAACTTGTATATCGTCGCCATACTAACTT